TCAAGAACCTCTGTGATTGCGTCAAATGTCTTTGCGACACTTTTGGCAAACACATCGATTTCAGATTCTCCGGATACGCTCTTTTTCACGCCAGAAGAAAGGGACTTGATGCGATTTATGGTGCTTTTTGTGGCAGACAATTGATAGTCCTCGCCATAGGCTTTTTCAGACGTATCGCTGTCATCGTCTTCTTTCTCTGTCGTGTCAGATTCAGAATCGGTCTGGTCTTTCTCGGTGTCAGAGTCAGTTTGGTCTTTGTCCGTATCATCCGACGTGTCATCCGACGTGTCATCCGACGTGTCATCCGACGTGTCATCCGACGTGTCATCCGACGTGTCATCCGACGTATCCTTCTCTCCGGTCTCGTCTGTGGTTGATTGCTCTTTGTCATCCGAATCCTCATCCCCAGTGGTGCCATCTTCCTCTGTGGAATCGGATTGTTGCCGAAGGGCGGACAAGATCGCCTTGAAACCATCATCAACCATGCTCTTCAGAACATCAAATTCTTTGCGAGTGACAGACTTGGTTGTTTCAGTTTCAGAATCTGTTTCATCATCAGCCTGTTTGCGAGCCTTTCCAGTTTCACTGGTGTCAGTTTCATCCGACATATCTTTTTCTTCCGTTTCAGAATCCGTAGAGCTCTGCTCTTTTTCGGTGTCTGTGGTGGAAGTTTCCATTTCTTTTTTCTCTGTGTCCTCGGTTGTTTCCGTGGACTCTTTATGGAATAAACCCATAGTATTTTTATTTTTACTTGTATGTTCCCACGCCCCATCTGGAATCGACTTTGCGATTACCTGCAAATAATCCATATGGGGATTTTCAAATAGAAAGGCATTTCGGAACGATGGCAATTCGTAAAACGACGATGCTTCCTCCTTGCTTTCTATGTAATGTTTGTTGAGCAACCATGCATCATAATTTGACGGCTTGGTTGTCACCGATACCTCATCAAGATCGATGTCGTAAAATGTTTTTACCATTTTGCCAACACCCTCAGACAATTCTCTCATGGCACGCTTCACCCTGCCACCGACCGAAAGACCGAGTTTAGCTCCACTTTTCAAAGAATTGTACAATATCGAAGAGAACGGACGCGTCTTATCGAGACGAGCTTTTATCCACATCTGATTGCGTGAATCTATCCACGCTTTGTATACATCACCGACAACAGCGTTGTCTGTCTTCTCATGTTCGACTCTCAGCGGCACCGTCCTTTCATTGATAATATTAACCATCGATTTGAGAGCGTCCGTTGACATCCTCTCATTATCGTGGTCAACATTCACCGTCGACGCAACACCCTCGACAATCATGTCGCCGTTTTCGTCCTTTGCTTCTGCCTTTTCAATATAGAATTGGAAAGGGAATGAACCAATGGCTTGTGCAATTAGTTTACTCATGGTCAAAATATTTTTCTTTAACAACCTCAATCACCTCATTCGTCTCTTGCGGCGAAAGACCTTTGTCTTTTAAATAATTCCTGGCATATGATTCCCAATCTGGCTTTGATTCTGCAATCTGAACAACCTCCTCCATCGCTTGATTCTGTAACATCAGAGATTTGTCCTTCCAGTATTCCTTGAATGATTTATGGATCGCATGAGGTAGTTTATTTTTGCCGCTCAGATAGTCCTTGAGGGTCTTGGTTGTTTCATCTTTCATGTCTTCGAGCATTTGTCGGTGATGTCTCTCTTCGTCCGCCATTTCATTGAAGCGATCCCTCACAGAATCATTTGGAGCGGCATCTGCGACTTCGCGATACGCCTCCTCTCCTTCTATTTCGTCTTCGATGAAATCATCGAGCTTGGGATAAATCACATCCTTATAAGCAGACTTGAAATCTTGTACCTTATTCGCCTGAATTGCCGCTTCTTGTCGTTCCGCTCCAGCTTTTGTATTGTGAGACCCAAGAAGTTTTCCAGTAGAGCGAGAATAAAGATTCCATTTATCACCCTCATGACGAATTGTTTTTTCTGTTTGAGATTTTGCCAATTCAATCCGATCACCGAAATCAAAATCAGTGCCAGAATCGCCGTCCATATAAATGGTGACCACTTTTGATTCGTAATCCGGATCAACGTCGTCCACTTTGAACTTACGACCCATGACAAGAACAGTATCCCCTGCTTTTACATCTTTGGCTCTTACTGTCCGGACATTCGTATTATTGAATGCTTTATTCATACTATTTTATTGAGAAAAACGAACATCGACGACGACTGTTTGTGATACTTTAGTTCCATAGTAATCGGTTGCCGTACAAGTTACATTGTATTGTGTATCGGGATCGGTAGTTGCTGGGAATGTATGCGAGATTTCAGTTTCTGGATCACTATCGTCTGTCACCAAAGGACTGGAGTCTCCGAAATCCCATACCCTAGTAATTTTTCCGGCTCCACCCGAAACACCAGAGAAGAATGTTCCTGTGTAACTAGGATTCGTAATGGTCTTAGGACTATATGTGATATTCAATGATAAAGGTAACAGCGGATTAGAAGCATCAACTGGATCCGAGGAAGAAGAGTATCCAATTAACTCAACGTGAACGATGGCAGAAGTCGCATCTCCGTCGCCAGCCCATCGAAGTGACATGAAGTCTCCCTGCTTCATCGTTGCGAATGGAGCGCCAGTAGAACTTGAAAGGGGACAAAAATCTGAATTTCCGATGTCAATTAATGCTCCGCTGTTAACCGATAACACATCATCAAAAACATATTCTGTCCCGTCTTTTTGAGTGTAAACAATGCCGACAGAAGGAGCATTTTCGCAAGTCGAGATTGATTTTGTTCTTATCGTGAAACCAATGGGAATGAAAACGCGATCAGGGAAGTTATTTCCAAACAATTTTAAATCACCGTCATTTACAATATCCCAATCATAAGCGTGAGCAAGAACGCGAATTGACTTCGACTCGTCTGAAGAATTCGCAGAATCATTGAATACTGTATACATATTTATTTATTTTTTAAAAACGAATGCCATTAAATCTGCGACCAGCGATGCCACAACGCCAGTCGTCGCAATCCAGAAAAATCTTTTTATCCACGCTACGTCAGTTTGTGTTTTTATCTCGGTGACACTTTCACGACTATCAGACGAGACATGTTTCGTGATATACTCTTTCAGCCAAGCAATGTCGGTTCTCATTGCGGACAAATCACCAGCCATATGCTCCATGTGATTGTTCAATTTCAGGTCTATCGAATCAAGACGCTTGCTAAGATCCAGGAGAAAAATATCTTTCTGATTCGTTGGCATATTATCAGTTACTATAATTATAACAAGTTTTTGTTATATTTTTCTTAAAACACAATCAGGAAAACATCGCACTCTTTAACATCTCCTTCACCTTTCCAACAATGCCCGTCTTTGTGTCGCTGATAAGACTGATGAAAAGTTTTTGCAACTCAGGAGCGGGCGCCAACGCATTTTGTATTGACATTTTTGTGCCATCCCATCGTTTTACATCCCCCTTGAACTGGTAGTCAAATCCAAATGCTCTTTTTTCTGGAGTTATGATGTATTGGTCAGCCCTTCTGTCTCCCAGCACCAGACTCTTTTCCGCCAGCCACAAATTGGCAAGATCCTTTATTGCTTGCCGATAACTCTTTGGGTCTCGTTTCATATCATCTATCAGAATGGGATCTTTCAGATTTCGTCCTGAGACATAGCTGGAAACGAGATAATATGGGAATCGACGAGACTTGCCAAATTTCGAAGACCACTTTTTTGAATCGTACTCCGGAGACATGTCCTGATACTTCTTGAACTCTGCCAAGACAGTTTGGGTAGGAATCATCGCTTCGATGTCCACTGTGGGCATCTTTGTAACCACAGGAACATTCAATCCCAGATTTGATAAATCACGAGTTATAGAAACTTCAAGATCTTGGCTTGTCACATTCACAGCGATGGGTGGTTTTATCACCACACCAGTCCCCTTCAAAACATCAACATAAATGAATGGCTGTCCGAATCCTCTGTCATCGACAAATGTTTCATATCCGTCAGGAGTGTAAATGGACTTTTTGAGTTCCCCGTGAAGTTCCTCGTGTTCGCTTTCTTGTCCTTGCGACGGCTGCTCAGATTGCTCCGGAGCCATCATCGGAACCCATCCATTCGGCGTCAAAACCATCGGTTTATCAGCCCAATCTCCGTATGGTTGTTCGCCGATCTTTTCTCTTGCCTCATTCAATGTAACAAGTCCGATCTTTGCGGGCTCTGCGTAGACCTCATACATCTTTTCTTTTGGCAAGCTATCATCTGCCACCCAGTCAAATTCCAAGTCATCATATCCAAAATCTTTCCATATTATTTCATTATTGAATATTTCCTTGAGAAGATTGAGTATTGATCCATAACCCTTTGCTTGAGAAAGATCTCGTTGAACCTCTGCTGTCGCACGATTCAAGTCATCAGTTATTCCTATGTCCTGAGGAGACAGACCGTATGCCGCCGTGAGCAATCGAGCAAGAAAAATCATGTAGTCCATAAACTGCATGTCTCTGTTCGTGAGCTCTTTGAGATTTATAACCTTTGCCTCTTGATTGCCCGCCATAATAGCAGGACGATGAAAATTACCCTGAAGTTCTTGAAAAAGATATTCGCGATATCGCTGTAGGTCGCGTTCGGTTGTTTGTCCTATCAGCTGGAGGATGACGGGAGGAAACGATCCTTCCTCAAAATATGTTCCATTGTAGTTGTCCGCATTTAAAATATTGGCAACAACACTCAGCACGGCCTCGATTGGAGACAGACCATAGCCAAATGTCGCCAGCGATCCCTGCGGATGCATCATAAAGTATATCAAATCCTTTTTTGGCCAGTATGCGGCAATTTCGCCAGAAACAGACCCACCATAGGGAGAGTTATCGAGAACCTGAACATACGAGACGGGAAGAATATGCGTCTCGCCATCCTTGTTTGTCACAGGAATCTCAACATCGGGATTGCCATGCATGTCAAAAACAGGACGAATGGTAGCCGCATCGACGTAATGCAACTCAGCCAGTTTTCCATCGGGGAATCGTGTCTTTTCAATTGCGGCGGCATCGAGAACCAAAAGATCCTCGAGGAGTTTATCGATGAGAGTCCTGAATGTATCAGTCCTTTTGT